ATAATCCACCAATCATGTGTATTAAACCAAAACCATAAAAACCAAGTCCTGGTAAAAATTTAAAATGTACAAAATAATCTATTTTATTTCTTAACGGATCAGCTATTTCATAGTTTCTTTTGATTGATAAAACTTCTCTAGAATTTTCTTCAAGTGTTACAACATATGGAAGTTTAATTCCTGTTGGTTCACCGTCTTGTCCCATGTCTTCAAAACCTTCAAGATCTAAATTAACATGACACTCTAGTAAATTAAATACATCTTCGTCTCGACCTTTTGTTTCACCTTGAAGCTCTCTTTCTTTTTGTTGAACCTCTGTTTCATTTACTGGCCCTGGTTTTAATTCTACATCTCTGTAGAAACCAGCGACTTGTTGTTTTCTTAATTCGTTTTCAGATATTTGAACCCGATGAATGATCGACTCCGCATCATCTAATGAGGTAGCTGTATACGGGACAATCAAATCATCTGCGGGAACAAATTTAGAAACAGCTGTTTGAGCTGCTTCATCATAATATATCTTTTTAAAAGCAGAACCTGCTAAAGGCAAATGAAATAACATAGAATCAAAATCTGGTTCATAGTCTTTCATTTTATCCATGATTTGATAGTTCATAAAATCTTGTACTCTTTGTGATTGTTGTTCTTTGTCTGGAGTAGGTAAACCTAAAATTTGTGTTCTAACTGGTCCGTTAGCGGGTAATAATTCTTTGTATGCTAGTGCTTGAAACTGTGTAACTGCTTCAGCTAATACTGGGTGGGTTGCACCAGATGCACCTTGAAATGGTTCAGTTCTGTTGTCGTATTTAAATCCTAAAAGATCTAATCCTTCTCTGTAACCTCTTTCCCAATCTTTTCTAGAGTTTTTGTAGTCTTGATAATTTTGATAAAGAGAGCTTCCAAGTCTACCAAGAATATCATCTGGTAAATGTTCAGCTAGGTTGTCGTAGTGATTTACTTCGCCCTCAACAGAAGCTATTGACGGATCGTAATTAATATCTACAGATCCATCTTCGTTTTCTGTAACTTCTACAGGTTCCCCCTGCTCATTAACTTCTTTTTGTTGCTCCTCTTGAGCAACTTCAATTTCCTCAGGCGATGGTACTTTTATCTCTTGCTCTACGTTTGGAAGAGATTTGTCTATGTCTGCCATTTATTTTCTCCAGTTTTAGAGGTTTAACAGTATTATAATCAATAAGCAACCCCTGTGGTTGTGGCCCTCTTTTAGGGGGTATAGTTTTAGTCAATTTCGTCATAATATTCTGCTGCCTCTTCTGCTGCTCTTTCCAAGTCAGCTTCAGCTTTGCCCACTGCAAACTCACCGCTTTTCATTTTTTCAACTGTTTTACCTGTTGCAAATTCTTCCATAATTCTTGTATCAGATCCTAATATTTGATCTAAATCATCAAGAACCTCCACGTCAAAATCCATGTTACCATCAGGGTCTGAACTAACAGGCACGTCCTCTGAAGCTGAAAAATCTCCTTTTGTTTTAAAAGACTTACCTGATTCATCTACAAGTTCGTAACCTGGTGGCTCGTAATCAATTTGATATTCTTTTCCATACTCGTTTGTACCTTCTACTCTAATTTTACCATCACCCTGTTTATAAATTTTTATACCTGGTAATTCTTTTACTTCATATAGCATTACATCAGCATCAACTTTTTTACCGGAACTTTTAAACATAACTTTAGTAATTAAATCAGGGAACCAATCTGGCATTGTTGTAGTTGTGTTTGCGAGTTTGACAATTGGTTTAGCTACATCTGCCTGTCTCATAAATTTAGGTACGATAGGTAAAGCCATAATACCTGTCATTAATTTTAAAAATAATCTTCTTTTTGGATTCATAGGTCCTTGGGCAAAACCTATTCGTCCCCCTTCAGCTGCTCCCGTAATGCCGCCCATTTCATAAATATCATCTAGGTCTTGCTGTGTAATATTAAATTCAGGTCTATCTTTATAGACGTCTGTAAAGCTATCAGTTGCTCCTTGGAAACCTATAAGAGCGTTAAAAATTTGCTCTGTTTGTTTGTCAATAAACTCACTTCCACTTTTCATTTGAAAAGATCTTGGATTTAAATTTTCAAATCTTTCTTTAGCTTCTTTTCTTGCAACACTTCTAAAAAGAGCATCAGTATCTGGGTTAAAAACTTTTGATTCTCTTTTTTGTATGTCGGTAAATCTTTCAATAAGATCTTTTTCCATATTAATTAAGTCGTTTCTAGTTATACCAGACTCTTCAAATGCACTTCCATATGCCTTTTCATATTCTCTAAATTGTCTAAGATCTTTGTTAAATTTATCAAAGTCTTTTTGATAATCTAATAAGTTTTGCACAGCAACTTTTTGTTCTTCTGTGTCTGCAAGTTTTAAAAGATCTGTGCCTAAACTTCCTAAGTCAACACCAGGTATAGCATCGATTGCACTTCCTATAAAAGTATCTCTAGCTCCTTTTCTAAAAGTTTTTCCTTGTGCCATTCCGGTAAGGATTGGGTCAGCTTCTATTAAAGCACCTAACATTAGACCTGTGGTTCCTTTACCAACAGATAAAGCGAGATCAGCTGCAGTGAGTGCACCTCTAACTCCTTTTGCTGCGAGAGGTAAAACTCTAGATCCAGCTTTTACTACAGGATCTACAAATTCTTCTTTAGCCGCTCTAGCTGCAAGAATTGGATCTACGCTAGAACCAGTTCTTTGTGAGAGTTCTTGTAAAGCAGATAGTTTCTTTTTCCTTTTTTCAAAAAATGGATCAGTATCAAATCCTATTTCCTCTAACTCCTTAGCAATTTTATCCATTTCAGTCTGTGAAACCTTAGCTTGAGCTTCTTGAACAGCTTTTGCGTTTTCTACAAAGATAAACCTTTCAACATCATCCGGTATCATTTGTTTTAAAATTGAGGACTGTCTACTAATATCTTTTGGTGCAATATCTTGTAAAGTTTTTCCCTCAAACATTCCAAGAGGATCTAAAGATTTAGAAGCTTCTTTACCTATAATATATGATTTACCATTTGGTTCAATAACGTTAAAAGTTTTGTATCCTTTTGTTGCATGAGCAACAGCCATGCCTTTGTTATTTATATCCTTAACTTTAGTTTCATAACCTGCGGGTTTGTTTTTTAAAAGTTTCGCTCTTTTTTCTATAAGATTTTTAAGATAAGGATCTACATTTTTTAATATCTCTTGATTAATTCTTTGAGGTGAATATCCAAGTGTTTCAAATCTAACAATCTCATTATATAAATCACCCATGTGAGATAATTGAGATGTTTTGCTTCCTTGCATAGCTCTTTCGAAAGCGGGCACACTAAATTTTTTCTTTGCTGTTTTTCTTTCTGTTTGAACTTTACGAGCGGATTCCTCTGGATTAAAACCTCTTTCTTTTTTTACTTCTTCAATCATAGCACCAGGAGTGTAGGTAATTTCTTTTTCTGATAATAGTTTTGAAACTAGTTTACGAATCCTCGCTTGTTGAGTTGATGCAGGTAAATCAGGGAAAAGAGCTTTGCCCATTGTTTCACCTTTTAATTTTCCATAGTTCTTTTTTATATAATTTAAATTTTTAGGGTCGTTTAAATAAGCACTAAATCCTTTTACTTTTGATTCTGCCTTGTTAGGTGTAAGCTCTGAATATGTAGTATTATTATCACTTAATAATTTTGCAATAGGTTTAGTGGTAGAATCATAATCTTTTGCTATTTCTTCTAAAGTATCACCTTTAAGAATTCTTTTTTTAATTTTTTCAAAATCAGATTTAGGTATTTTAGTTTGATCCTCAAATTTTGTTTTTATTCGTTTATCCTGTGCTTTCTTAGCTTCTGCCTCTGTTTTAAAATACGTTGTGTCCGCGCTAGTTTTATAACGCCAAGGCTTATTAGGATTAGGTGGATTTTTTAATTTTGTAATAGATTTTTCTTTAAAACCTGATGCCTTAAATTTTTCTAAAGTTTCTGCTCTTACTTTTTTAACTTCTTTTAACCCCGCAGGTGTAAAAGGAGCTGTAAATTTTTTAGTTATTCCTCCTCTTGAAAATATAAATATATATTTTTTTTCTCCGCCTTTAGTATTAAAAGTTTTTATGTATTCATTACCCTCTCCACCTAAAGGTTTTAAATTATATCTAATACCTCCAAAGCCCTCTCTTGTCCCAAGATCAGTCCCAGAAAATAAACCACCTCCTATGGCTAATTGAGATCTTTCTTCAAATGATTCTGTAGGTGTTGAAACTTCCTCTATGATTGATTCTATACTATAATCTTTTGCTGAATCAGCTAAATTAAAATTAACTACAGGAACATCGGGTTCCTTGAGACGTTGTATAAGTGCTTTATTTTTAAAAAGTTCCGAGGCCATATTATAACCCCATTAAATAACTCAAGCCTGCGTTTTCAAAACCAATACGACCACCTTTAGCCATGTTAAGTCTTTTCTCCACTTCTGTTCTCACTGAGGGCGGCAACATTTGTAAAAATTGTAATCTTTTGTCTAAAGGTAATGTTTCAATTAAACTCATGATTTCTATTATAGAAGCACTTGTTCCACTTGAATATCCAATTCTTCCTCCCTCGGCCATCTCTGGTATATCAGGATCGTCGTCTGCTTTTTTTAATAGTTCGCTAAGTTCTTCTTTAACTTTAAGATCAAACTTTCCTCCTTGTTTTAAAAATTCTTCAGCAGCTTCTTTTGGATCTCTTGCGTCCTCAATTATTATATCAAGAGTATCAAATTGTTTATTATCTCTTACATAATAATCGTTTAAAACTTTTAACGGATCTGCATCTGTGTCGCCTCTAAGATCCTCCATATTCGCTAGACGTTTTTTAAGATCTGCTGGTAAATTAATTCTATCATCCTTAAGAAGAATTTGTCTTACCACTGCTCTTCTTCGTCCCTCTTCCATTAAATCTGTGGTACGATCAGTTGTTTTAAAAAAATCATCCATAACTTTATCAATTGTACTCATTGTATCTTTTCTTGTAAGATCAGCTTCTTTTGTTAATCTTTTTGTTTCTTGTAAGCTTTTGCCCAAACCAGATTTAGGACCTATTCCTTCTGGTAAACCTAACTCTTCTGTTAGTTGCTCAATACCTTCAGGTTCTTTACGTGTTTTAATATCTACAATCTCTGCACCTTTTTTAGTTAGTCCAGTTTCGGTTTCAAGACCAGGCATATCAGCGCCTTTTTGTTTTTGTTTAGCTTTTAAAAGATTTTCTGCGTTCTCTAAAAAATTCATCTTTTGTTTCATATTCTTGTTTGCAAGAATAGATGGTGCATATTCCATAATCTTCTCTTCAACAAGATCTAAAGTTTCTGGGTTATTAAAAGCTTTTTTAGAATATATGTTGTTTGTAGGAGCGTTTGAATCTAAAGCACCTGGCTTAATTACATTAGACTGAGTACCTATCATCTTATTAGTAAAAGCTTTACCAAAAAGTTTATTTAAGGTTTGATAAATTTTAGCACCTATGTCTATTGGGTTTCTTGCCATTAATAATATTTCCTATTTGTTTTAGTTACCTTTTCCTCTTTTAGATCGTCAGGATGCAATACAAAGCCACCTTGTCGAAATCGCATGATGGCTTGGGTTGTCGAGTCAACCAAATCGTCATGATCACCAAATGGAAAAGCTGCGCACTCCTCGATCACTTCTTCAGCGAATTCCTGGTTCGGAGCCCATATCATACCAGATTCAAACAAAGGTGCAACAGAATTTACTCTAGTGTGTTTGTCATTGCCCTTAGATGGACTGAAGTTAACTACGGGTATACCCATTTTTCTAAGCTCATCTGTCAAAGGTTGACCAGATGCTTTCGACTCAATGATCACTGTGTCAGGATCCCAATATTTCCACTGCTCGTAAGCAACTTGTTTGAGCTCTGGAAAATCGTATCTGCCTTTTTTGGCATCTAATAATATTAAACTAGCAGGGCTATCATCATTTAAATAGAACACACCCCATGTAGTAATTGCAGAATAATCCGCTGTTTGCTTCTTGCCAAACGCTGTATCGTAAGATTGTATGACATGCTTTAATGCAGGTATATAATCTTCTTCCCACGGCTGCCACCATTCTCGTTTAATGATTGCTCCCTCTTCTGACGTTGGGTTTTGCATATACTGAGCATTCCATTTCTGTATACCCGTAGATGCTTTGACTGCTTCTAATTCTTCTAGCTTCCAATACTCTGGCCACAAAGGTTGACCTGATGGCATGATAGCTGGAAATTCTATAATCTCCCACCGATCAGCCTTAGCTTCTCGCTGCGAGCCTAACAGACACCCAGTTAAATCTTTTGTGTTCCATCTTGTCATGACAAGAATAATAGCTCCACCTGGCTGGAGACGTTGACGGGGACCTGATGTATACCACTCGAAAGTTCTCTCCATGGCATCTCTGTTCATTGCATCTTGTTCTGTGTGTGGGTCATCAATAATTAGAAGATCTGCACCACGACCTGTGATAGCACTCCCGACGCCCGCTGCGTAATACTCACCACCCTGTTGTGTCTCCCACTTACCTGCAGCTTGTGAATCTTCTTTGAGTCTAGTTTTAAATATACCTTGATACTCAGGACTATCTAAAAGTTGTTTTGCTTTACGCCCGAATCTAACTGATAGTTCTGTGGTGTTAGTTGATTGAATGATCTTGAGCTTCGGGTTTCTACCCACCATCCAAGCGGGCAGCAAGTAGCTAGCGAACTCGGACTTCGT